TTAAGAAGTTAATGAATAACTTCTGGAGTAGAAAGACATATGATAATTATAGTGGTTCAAGTGTACTTTCTTACAACCCTCAATCAATGTTAGATGCTTTTTGGTTTCCAAAAAGACAAGGACAGGGTACTGAAGTTATAAGTTTAGCAGGTGGTGCTAATCTAGGAGAGTTATCCGACTTAGAATATTTTATTAAAAAGCTTTATAAGTCTCTTAAAGTACCAGTAACGAGATTAAATCCAGAAGATTCTACAAATGACTCTGCTACTATATTAAGAGAAGAGTTAAAATTTGCGAATTTTATTATTAGACTTCAAAGACAATTTGCTTCAGGATTAAGAGGTGGTTTTATTACTCACCTTAAACTTAAGAAGCTTCTCGATACTTACGATATTAAAGAAAGTGAAATTTTATTAGATTTTGTACCACCGACAAATTATTACGAGCTCAGACAAAATCAAATCCTAGAACTAAAATTCGCTAATTTCGGCCAAGTTTCTTCAAATGAGATGTTTTCTACATCATATGCAATGAAAAAATATCTTGGTTGGTCTGATATTGATATTAAAGCTAATAGAGAATGGCTTAAGAAAGATGCTGGTCTTAAGTGGGAAATCGCTCAAATTACTAACGCGGGACCTGATTGGGAAGAGCAGCAACAAGAACCAACAGCCGCTGACGGGGCAGTTGCAGGCTTTGGAGGTGGAGGTGGCGGTATGACCGATTTTGGTGGAGCTCCTGATCTTGGTGGCGATACCCCTCCTGATTTTACACCATCCCCCGGTGAGGTACCAGAGGGAGGAGGAGCAGCTCCAGAAGTAGCCCCTGGTGGAGAAACATCAGCATTACCACAATAATATTATGGCATCTACAATCTGTCAACCGTTATCAACTTATTATAATACTCAACTACAAACTAACGTAGAGACATACGATAGGTTGGGTCAGAGAATTGGTTTCCAATTAGGAGCTCCAGTTCTAAAGCTTGAAGCTACGCAAGATATGGTATATGAAAATATATCTATGGCGTGCGAGTTATTTACTAAGTATGCAGGTCATACCGAAGAGTATCTAATCTTTGATAGTAATCTTTATAATAATTCAGCAGGTATTAGATTGGATGTATTATTTACGATTACACCTACTATGTGTGCATTAAGTGCTAATTATGATTATGATACTGAAAATTATAGAAAGGTAGTAGATGTATTTTCTTTAGAGCAGGGTACAACAACCGGTACTAATACTCTCTTTACTATTGAGCAAACAATGGCTCAACAAACATATTTTAATTACGCTTTAGGTAATTACGGTTTTGATTTAGTTAGCTGGCATATTATGAAAGAATATCTCAGTACTAGAGAAAAACTTTTATCTCAATATTATTACTTTTATTTCGACCCTAGAACTCAATATCTCAAAATGATGCCTGACCCTTCTCTTCAGTCTGTAACTTCAAGATGGTTTGGTTTAATTGGATGTTATGTTGAAAGACCTATTAAACAGTTAGTTATGGAGCCTTGGGTACAACAGTATTCTTTAGCGTTAACTAAAATAGGTATAGCTCAAATAAGAGGTAAGTTTAACGGTCAAAGTCTTTTCGGTGGCGGTACTCTAAATTACCAGGATTTATTAAGTCAAGGTCTTCAAGAAAAAGAAAAACTTGAAGCTAAATTAACAGATAAACAAACAGCTGGATTTGGAGATGCAGAACCACCTCTTTTCTTTGTCGGTTAATGTTTAAAGTAAAGCAATATAAAAAGGGTGTTTATAGACCTATAAACCCTAAAAAATATTTGGGTACTTCTGATCCAATATTTAGAAGTAGCTATGAGCTATATTTCTTTAAATGGTGTGATAATAACCCCAGAATTTTAGAATGGGCATCTGAAGCTGTAGTTATACCCTATGTTTCTCCTTTAGATGAAAAAGTACATAGATATTACGTAGATAATAGTATTGTTTATAAAGTTAATTTAAATTTAATTAAAAAATTTCTTGTAGAGATTAAACCGTATAAACAAACTATACCCCCAGTAAATACCTCAAGAAAAAAACAATCTACCTTTATTACTGAAGCTACTACTTATGCAAAAAATCAAGCAAAATGGGAAGCAGCAAGAGAGTGGTGTAAAAAGAGAGATTGTGAATTTATGATATTAACTGAAAAACAATTGTTTCCAAAATAACTTTCTATATCTAAGTTATAGTTTCTTATAACAGCGATATTTAAATTATATCCAGAAAAAACAAAAAATAGGTAAGCTTAGTTATAAATAATTATATAGTATACTATTATGGCAAACGCACATAAACTTTTAGTGAATCGCCCGACTTTGAGAGCTTCACAGTTATAAGTGAAGAAAAGAATCTTAAAGATGGTAAGAAGAGGTTGTATCTTGAAGGCCCTTATATGATGGCTAACGAGGTTAATAAGAATAAGAGATGTTATGATCTCAATGAAATGATTAATGAAGCTAAGCGATATACCGACGAATGTATTAAAAATGGTAGAGCTTTAGGAGAGTTAAATCACCCTTCGACTGTTGATATTGACTTATCAAGAGCTTGTCACAACGTTATCAATCTTAGACAAGAGGGTAATTATTTTATTGGTAAATCTCAGGTTCTTTCAACCCCTATGGGAAAGATTGTTGAGAATTTAATTGAAGATGGGGTTACTCCTGGTGTATCAACGAGATGTTTAGGCCAGTTAGAACCAGATCCTATTAAAGAAGATATTAACAGAGTTAAGAATATGAAGTTAGTGGCTATTGATGTAGTAGCAGATCCTTCATGTCCTAAAGCTTTTGTAAATGGAATTTTAGAATCTAAACAATGGATTCTAGATAATAATGGTGAATTTTCTGAGGCATATGAAGCTTTAGAAGGTTCGTTGGTAAGCTTACCAAGAAAAGAAGTTGATAAGTACTTATTTGAACAAGTATTAAACTTCATAACCCAGCTTAAGTAAAAATATGAAAGAAAGAAAAGAATTAAGAGAATTTATCAAACAGGTAGGCTTAAAAAATTATTCAGAAGCCAATAAATATTTACAACGTGTTATTGATTCTAAAGTAAAAAATAGGATTAAGCAATCATTTAATAAACCACTTTTTTAAAAGCTTATGTCAGCTATAATTGAAAAATTAAAAGAAGTTACCAAAGATATGTTGAGTGAGGAAAACCTCAATCAACTTTCCGAGGCATTCGAACAGCAAGTCGATAAGATTGCTGAAGAGCGAGCTAAGCTACAATTAGAGGGTCTTGCAGTAAAGATTGATGAAGATCACGCTGCTAAAGTTGAAAAACTTGTAGAAGCTATCGACCGCAATCACTCTGACAAGCTCATGAAAGTAGTTGACGCTATTACCGAAAATCATACTCACAAATTACAAGCTGTAGTTGGTAAGTATGAGAAGGCTCTTAACGAAGACGCAAGTACATTTAAGAACACTCTTGTTGAATCAATCTCAAATTATCTTGAGGTTTATTTAGAAGAAAACATGCCAAGCGAAATGGTCGCAGAGGCTGTTAACAATAAGAGAGCTATGAATGTATTAAGCGAGTTAAGAAATATGCTTTCAATTGATTTAGTCTTAGGTCAAGAAAATATTAAGTCTGCCGTTTTAGACGGTAAGCAAAAAGTTGATGAAAGTGCCCAATCAATTGCTAAATTGAAAAAGCAAAACAGAGTTCTCGCTGAGAAATTCGAAAGAGCAAAATCAGATTTAATCCTTGAGAAGAAAGTTAGCGGTTTAGCTGACGATAAACAATCTTATATTAAGAGAGTTTTCGAAGGCAAGACTGCCGAGTTTATCGCTGAAAACTTTGATTATACATCCAAGTTATTCGATAAGCAAGAGCTCAAGAAGATCGAACAGTTAACCGAGCAAGCTAAAGAGCAGTCTATTTCCGCTAAGGTTGATAGACCAGTCGTAGAAGAAAGCACAGAAGTTGTTGAAGAAAGTGCTAACGGTACTCCTGACCATCCATTAACAAGAACTTATATGGATGAGCTCGGTAGATTCTAATTAAAAAATTTATTGTTGAGGCACAAGCCTGATTAAGTTATAAGCTTATTTTTAAAAATTTAAAAAGTTAAATATATGAACAAAATTAAACCATCACAGTCCTATATTTCTCCTGATAGAGCTAGCGCTCTTTTAGAGAAATGGTCTCCTGTTCTTGACTTTAGTTCCAAGAACGTAAGAAATATCGAAGACGATCACACTCGTCTTAACACGGCAATCCTTCTCGAAAACCAAGAGAAGTGGTGTATTGAAGAAAACGCAAACTTAGCTGGTGGCACCGGTGGTGTCTTCGGCGGTGCTTATGCTGGTAACGGCGGTATGGGCTCCTACGGTGGCGCAGTCGGTAATGCTTCTGGTGATGCCAATGCAGATTGGTACGCTACAGGTGACGCTCGCTTACCTAAGATCCTCATCCCGATGATTCGTCGTACCTTCCCTGAG